GGGAAAATCAGAATCGTGGCACTCGGAACACTCAGCGACGCCCCTGTAGTAATCACGGGCGCTGGAGACGCCACCGTGACCGCTGCCGGGAAGGGGAGAATCGTAGCGGTATGAACGGTAGGAACTAATGTGGCAACAGTCACCGCCGTTGCTGGAACCGAGACAATCGCTGCTTGACCGACGCTCGGCGATTGAGCAGCCACAGTGATGGCAGCGGCGGGCACCGCGATTACCGCTGACGTAGCGACTTGCGGGGTTAAAGAAGCCACCTCCACCGACGCGACCGGAACACTGATGGTCGTAGCCGTGGTAATCGTCGGAACCGCACTCGCCACATTAATGGATGCGGTAGGTACACTCAGCGACGCGCCCACCTGAATCGACGGAACCGCGCTGTCCAGCGTGATGGCCGCAGCGGGCACCTCGACCGTTGCCCCTTGACTCAGCGATGGCGCCAGGGCAGCAATGGTTATAGCGACCGGCAACAGACCGACATTTGCAAACGGTGAGCACTCGCGGTCAGCAGTCAGCGACGTTCCATCTGCCGTAACATCCGTTTCATCCGCCGTGCGCCAATAGCCATTCACACAAGGCCGAATGGCGCTCACCATGATCGTGGTGGCAGGAACGACGACCTCTGTGATTAGCGTCGTCGTCACCAGAGGCACGGCTGTCGCTATCGAAACCGATGTGCTCGGAACTGCGCAACTCACTCCTGTAGCGAGTGAAGGCGCAACCCCTGTCACCACAAGATTCGCAGCAGGTGAAGCGAGACTCACTCCCGTTTGCAGGGAGGGGGCCGTCGCCGCAACGACGATAGCCGCCGCAGGAACCTCGACATTCGTAGCCGTCGTTAAGGAAGGCGCATTCGTCGCTACGGCAATAGTGACTGCTGGAACGGAGAGCACCGTTCCGGTCTGGATCGACGGAGTAATCCCCGCCACCACCACCGAAACCGCAGGGACAGCAACGCTCGCGCCTTGCGCAACCGTTCCCCAGGCGTCACCCCAGGCATCGCCCCATGCACCCCCCCAGGATCGAAACATTTACGCTGGCCCCCACGGATCCAGCGCAGTCCCGGCTCCGTCAATCTCAATATCATTGACGCTGGTAATATTCGCGGCCACTTCCGCCGTGACACTGCCCACGGAGCCACTCAGGTTTCCGGTGATATCCGCAACCAGATCGCCCCCACTACCGTTGCCAGTAATTGTGACGCCATCGCCATCGCCGCCCGTACTCGAAACTAACAAGGCGGTTCCCGCGTCATCCGTGATGATCGCGCCATCCTCGACATAGAGGCCGACCGGGTTGGTAGCGGCGTTCGATTTAACGAACAAGCCCGCCGTTAATGCGACGGCGGCATCACCCCCAACGGCCAGAATCCCCATACCGGAATCATCTCCGACTGCATAGATGCCGTGTCCTGTAGAACCACCTGATGCCGCGAGGCCGCTACCCGTGCCATGACCCTGCACGAGCAGGCCATGCCCGTTGCTTCCCGAACTCGTCAACGTCACAGCATGGCCGCTGGCATTACTGATTGTCGCCCCGGCTCCGAGATTCAAACTCGCGGCTGCGCCACCATGAGCACCATTGGCGAGAGTCACACCTGCGGTCACACTTGCAACTGATCCCGCCACGTTGCCACCTACATTGCCGGTCACAGCAGCGGCGGTTGGAGTCGCAGCGGTGGCGGCGGTCGTCACGCTGGATTTCATCGTCGCGGTCAAATCGCCGTTCGTTGGGGCATTAGTGAGGTTCGTAACCGTCGTAATCGTCCCCGCCGTAATGTTGGTCGGCGTCGCTAAACCGGATTGAATCTTAGTGACCGCATCCGTCGCGAGGGCATCGGCATCAATCGCATCGGTGGCGATGGACGCGGCGGTAATCACACCTGCGGCCAGCCCATTAACGGTTGTGACATTCGTGGCCGTGGTCGTTGTAGTGACGGTAGGAATCACCGCCGAAGTATGCGTCTCGCCCGATAAAACCACCTTCCCCGCCGTGGCGCTGGCGCTGGTGACAATGGTTACAGCGGCGGGAATGCACCCGGATTTCTTGGCAATCAGCACAAACGAGGCTTGATCGGTTTCCGCCTGTGTTGGCGTGTACAGCACGACGCCATCCGTCGAATACGCCGTGGTTCCGCCCCCGTCGCCTTCGGTGCCGCCCGATTCTAAGATGCGCACTGTGCAGCCACTGGTCTGCACCGCACCGTCACTGATCTGAATTACCGCGCCGATAGCAATACGCTCCGGGCTTGCTGCGTTACGAGGATACATACCGTCTCCAATGAAGCTGTTTTGTCGCGTAGCCCATGCGCCTTTGAATCCGCCAGCGGCGGCGCTCGTCGTCTCCTGCACCCAACCAAAGGGCGTAACCCGCGAGAGGCTCCCGGTTTCTTCTAACCAGCCGGAAGGCGTGACGCGGTTCAGGGCCATAAACTAGCTCCGGCCTCGAATCGTCGGGTCTACGTATACGGTGATTGACGGCTCACCCACACAGACGCGAGCGCGCAAGTGACCGATTTCCGCCGGTGTGATGGTGTCCGTAGGGGTCAATTTTGAGTGGAGCTTGCCCGACCACGCTGTATCGGCTTCATCGAAGGGGTCTCCCACCGCCTCCATCCAGGAGGTTTTGCCCATACCCGTGGTCTGATCCAGCGGACCCGCCGCCGAGAGCACGGCTTTTCGATCCGAAGTAATGATAGCGAGTGGACTCCCCGAAGTACCTTGGTAACTGAATTCCGCCCACACTTCGTCATCTTGATACGCCGTAGCACTACCCGAGCGCAGGATTTCCAGATAGGGCGTAATGGCAGACGTGCCAGAATGATAAACGTCGATCCATGGACTGACATAGGGCGTGTAATAGCTGCAATTCGCGGTCGTGACAACTTTCCAGGAACAGCGATTCGTGCCGTCATACGACGCGCCATCGTTCGCGTAAATGCCCGTATCAACGGTTGTTTGACCGAGCGAGTTGTAATGGGCAAGTTGATAATGCTCATCCGCTGATGAACAGTTCAATACAGTGACCGAGGTACTAGCTAATGACGGTACGGTACGAGTACCCACAACCGCCACACCACTCCCTAATTTGCAATTATCCATAAATATTTCCATCACCGAACTAATTCCCTCATTAAACAATGTTCCTGTAATGTGCGATAAATCCATGCCTGATAGCTTAATAAATCCACCGCCGCGAGAAAAACTACCAAACAATACACTGGGAGCGGAACCGCTGGATGAAATACTCCCCCCATCAAAGATGATGGGTGTATTGTAAACAAAAATATACTGAGAAGTAGAAGCGAACCGAAACGTACAATCTTTAAATTTAAAATAACTGAGATAATTCGCATTAGCTCCTATTGTTAAGCGAGCGCTGGCATGGGTTGCCCCGATCCAAAAATAACAGTTATGACATTCAAGATGTCCATTTGAAAGAGAGCTTAAATTAAAGCCGGTTGTACCCGTACCCGCATTTCTAAAAGTGATTCCATCAATCAATACTTTATAGGACGCAAAAGCAATAAGGATAGTCAACGTAACAGAGTCGGACCCAACAAACCCCGTAGTACCCATAGAGCCTTTGGTTTGTGGTGGATAATTGGTGGTATCGTTAGTGCAAATGACATTAATATTGTTTTTTGCGGTCAGTGTTATTGTCGAACTAGCAATTCCACTTTCCTGCAAGCCTTGGTCTACATAGATAATATCGCCATTGCCAGTAGCCGCGTAAAATCCATATTCCAGAAACAGTGTAGCAAATAACCAACTGGCCGTCGTCCCTGATGAGTAGCCTGGATTCCGGCACGTGAACGTGGCGGTACTACTGGTTTCCGTGCTGCTGTCTGGCGTATAACTCGCATCCCATGATGGGTAATTCGTAGCGTCCGTCGTTCCCGCGGTCGTACATTCCCAGACATAGCGTTTAGCATTTGCGTGGTTTGTTCCTGTATCTAAGCGGTTAGGCACGACCTTATCGCCTAATGAGTAGGCCGTATTTTTGGCATATTCTGTGACGCCAGAAACGCTATTCCCGGCAACATAATACTCTGTCATTATTCCGCCCCTACCAACGCTTCGAATTCCGCTTGTGCCAGTTGCTCATCGGTTTCCGCAATCCGTCCGGTTACAATCGTATCGACATCCACCCCCGCAGCAGCAAAGAACGACAGCATGTATTCCCGCCCATCCTGATCGTACATACGCAACACCACATGTTTACTGCCATTCGCCTGAATGGACTCTTCTTTCAAATGCGAAGTGATCGGCATAACTATTCTCCCACCGCCGCTTGCAGCGTGTTCCACGCCGTAATGCGATTGTTCATTTTCGTCTTGAGGGTGTTCCACTGCGTTGTGGTCAGGCCAAACGCATTGCGGACCTGCGTTTCCGTTAAATCGCCAGACTGAATACGGGCAATGACGAACTTACCCAGTTGCACACAACGCTCGCGCTCCGAGTTGCGATACGCCTCTCGAAATCGGGCAACGAATTGCGCAGCAGTTTGGTGTTTCAGTAAGAGGGCCATATCATTTCACCTTAATACTTGCCACGGCGGCTTCAATCGCCAGATTTAACAGGGACACACCGATTGCTAACGCAATCGACTGACATTCATCCATCACTCGCGCCCGTTTCTGCGTTCCCGATAAATCGGTGGACTCTAAATCGGTGACGAGTAGTTTGACGCGCTCGTAGTTCAACGCACCCACCAAAGTACGCACGATGGTTTGTAAGGCGGCTATCAAAAAGGATTTCATGGCACTCTCCACAGGCGAGCCGGCAACGGCTCGCCCATTGGCTTACTTATCGTTAAACGAGGCCGAAGTCGGGGCAATCAAATCCGCTCCTGGCACCGAGGTTTCCGGTAAATCCAGCACGGGCCGCGAAGTCATTTCTTTCAGCAGCTTGCGCATGACGCCGATATTGTTCATGGCGCGTTTGTAGTCGTGCTCGGTCAGCGACCCGGCCATACTCGCACTCTGAGACTGCGCTAATTCCACCGCCGTCAGCATCCAATACTGCGCCAGGAGTTCGGTCTGTTCGTTTAACGGCACCTGCTCACCATTAATGTCTTCAACGAACATATCATACGGTTCGGCCAAATTAATATTAAAGCCGGTCGGATGCGTCGCCGGAAGGTCGGGAATCGGCTTAGCGTGAATCGCCTCGACCAGTGTTTGCAGATAATCCAGATAAGAATTCTGCCGACCAATCGAATGCTCATGCATCCCGGAACCTAACGCGGCGTCCGCTTCCTGAGCGACGGTTTTCCCGAACTCATACGCGGATTTCGCCACACTGCGCAGTTCCGCGTTGCGGTTCGGATATTTCTTGAACAAATCATTAAAATCAGCATTGGCCATGATCGTTACTCCAGAAAGTTTTGCGCACGGTTCGCCCGTAGCGCGTTCATACGAAGATCGTTAAATGCCTGATTGAGAATATCGGGACACAACGCACGATCCTCGTTCAAACACGGACCTGCCCATCCTAAAACCTCGTACCCATTCGGCAACGTCGATTCCGCCACCGCTTTCGCCCCGATCCAAAAATAGGCGACGGGGGAACACGCTTCGGGCAAACACAATTCGGTAGGGCCGAACGGGCCCACTCCGGGAGCCACTGGAGCCTCACCCCGACAACCGGGAATACACCCGCCCCCACCAAATTGCGGGCCACTGCAATCGTCATAAACCTGTCCCGGCGCACAGGATTGCGCGTGAGAGACGATGGGTAAGGCGCAGAGCGCACCAAATAAACCAGCCAGTAAAAGTTTCATGACCACCTCGTTAGAACAATAAATCGGAATCCAGACACCCCAACGAATCCAGGATCAGTTCCTCGTTTCGCGTTTCACACAAAATGTAAGTATAAAAACAAAACCCCGGATTAGGCTGCACTAAAAACCCTGGAAACAACCGAGGACGCTCCGTAACGGCATACCGCAATACCCAATCAAACTGCGCGACATACAACCGCCGTTGCTGAATCCGCAACGCCACCTCGCGCATCATTCAAAAGGTTCCCCGACACTGCACGCCACCACCACTAACCATTCCAACCACTTCCTTGCTCAGAAGGTTGAATTGCAGTGTCGGATGGCAACTGAGATTTGCGCAACCGTTCCATGTACTCAAGAGTAATCCGATCAGGAATAACAGACCGAGTGTCCGAATCACGCGGCGCGTCAGTGGATTCGCTGCGTCCCACCAAGGTGATCTCGGGAATATCCGTCGCACGGGTTCTTTCATTGGGATCACGATGCTCTCGCCACACAAAAGCCACGACCGCTGCAACACCAAGAATGGCATTGATCATTAACTCGCGCAGTTCCGGTTCCACTTTCATCCCCACCAAGCCAGCGAAAGTGAAAATTGCCAACCAGGTACTACGCTCTTTCAGTCGATCCAATAACCAGCGCATCATCGTCCTCCACAATAGTAATGCTGCGTGTAGAGCGCCATCGCAAGCGGTAGTTGACACGCGGTTTGCGGCGAAACGGCCAGCGGTGGTTGAGCGCAACCTGCCACTAAAAACAGCCCGACCATAACGAGGGGTTTCATAACTCAATCCGGTAAAACGAATGATTACCGATAACGGCCACCGGCTTACGGCCTCGCGCCCAACTCGTGTACCGCGCCACTTTGGTCGTGCAATAATGGTCGGAACGGTCGGTCGGGTCAGGAATCTCACTGCGCAACACCTGTTCGCAAATCAAGCGAATCGCTTGCACACTGCTGTCTTGCAATGTCTTGGGATTCACCAGTCGCGCCCGGTTCGGGTCGTTCGGGTTCCAACACGAGAACTGCCACGGGTCCAGGCACACCGCCGCAACCGTGTCGTCGGGAATCCCATCGCGGTTCCGGCTCCACCAGCGCGGATGCTCCCACCGATTGCGAATGACCCAAGCGACCGCCGCTTGCCCCTTCACGCCTTCGCCCCGCGACTCGGCCCACACCGTCAGCGCCATGACATCCAGATCATCGAGCGGGTTATAAGTCATCAGGCACCGTCCATTCCGTTCTGGAATCAGTCCACGATCCACTTTGCAAATACTCGTCGCACAATCCAGGAAACTCCGCTCGCTGTAATTCGCAATAAAAAATGTCCGGGTCACTGTCCTGAAACCAGCGACAGGTATGGCACGCTAAGGCTGAAGAACCCGTGCGTTTTTGCAGTTGACCTTTCAAGACACTAAGGCCCCAATCGCCGCAAAAAGCCCCAAGCCCCCGCCAATAATGACGGTAAACACCATTAGGAAAATGGCGATGAGTTCTAGCAACTCGATAGCGGGTTTCAGCCGGCTCATGGCGCTTTCTCAATGACGGTGAACGTCGCGGTCCCCAACGACCACGGGTTCACCACAAAGCGAATGGCGCGGGCGACGTGGGTGATGGTATGCGCGGCGGAAGCCGTTCCCGTCACTACGGCGCTGGCAATGGCGTAAGCGTCCCATTCCTGGAAGCCCTTAACTTGCACGTCGTCATAGGTGGACTGCATGGTGAAGGTCAGGTTGGCCCCGGTACTAAGTTCAATGCCAATGCCGATCACCGGACTGGAATGACGATCCAGCGGAATCCATCCGGTTGCGCCTTGCGCGGCAAAGCCAATGGTGATGGCATCCGCAGTGGCGGCGCTGACATACACGGACGTAATCGTTTGGAAATCGACCGCGTAGACCGTGGTGGTGGCGCTGCCGGCCCCCGCCGTGGTGTACACCATCGGGTTGCCGTTCCGATCCGTTCCAGTAATCGTGAAAGTCTTGGTGGATTCGTTGGCGGCAGTGGTGATGGACAGACGACGGGGATTGGTGGGCGCGGTATACACGCCGCCCGACGCATTCGCGCCGTCAATCGTCAGATAACCGGCCCCTTCAGGGGTTTGTGAGGCGCACACGGCATTGCCCACCGCTGCGCTAATCGTGATGGATTGGGTGGTGACTCGTTGCATTCGTGTGGCCTCAAGCATCCGTCAACAGCGGACAGGAAAGAAACCGGAGATTCATTCCCCGATGCTGTTCAAATAATCGGCGGTTCTGTTTCTGGCTTTCCGCACATTGTCCACGGCGGTTCTCCCCGTCGAAGAGGTGTTGCGTAAAACATCCGCTGCACGATTGGCGGGTTCCTGGTTAATGCCCGAATCCATTTTGCGGCCACGTCCGGTCACCAGGTATTTCAACTGGTCAAAGGCTCCACCCTCCGCGACTTGCTGTTTGTTGGCAGCGCGACGGGCCGAGCTATACGGGGCGTTTGATTTCATCATTTCCATCATCCTCAAAAGGGTCATCCGGCAAGGGAAGCGGGCTGTCCTCACGACAGTCCAAAAAAGAAAATCGGTTATTCCGGGGTTGGCAGTGGATCGCTCCATTGATATGGGAACGTCCCCAAGTGAACGATCTCCC